TCTTGTACGGACAAGTTCCAAGTCATGTAATTATCAACAAAACACAAAGTAGCATGAGACTGTTCAATCAAATTACGATATGCTCCACCACTTGGTAAATTCTTGACATACATCCATTTTGGTGCAGGTTTACCTGATTGAGGTTTCTTAGCGTTTTCATCAGTAACCCAAACTAACCACTCATCTCTATCAAGGTCTTCTGTATATTCAACAAGTTTATCGATACCTGTTGAGTTATTCCATCTATGATTGAATAACAATATCTTTTTACCTCGTGCAGGATTAGGGAATGGTTCCGAATCAGGGAACTGTCCTACTCCTAATGGAAAGTAGTTAATCTTTTCATCCATGACTTCATCATTAATACCTTGAACTATATAATCTCTTTTGTCCCAATTAGATTTCATATAATCTTTTGATACGGGGCAGTGGAAGTATGATTTGTAAGACCAATTGATTGCTTCAAGTTGTCTATAAAATCCTTCGGGATATCCATCCGTAACTCTACTCTTTGGACAGTCTACCCAATGGAAAAAGTTGAAACATTCTACTGTAAGACCATATCTTGAAGACATGATTGAATTTACAACATTATATAAAAGTTCAGGTTGATGATTAAATATAAAGTCAAAATCTTGACCTCTCCAATCTGTGAGTTTGTTTAAGAGTTTACCGTTAAAGTATGCTCTATTCGATAAAACAGATTGAGTATAATCAAATGGTACTAATGTTACGTTTGGACCTAAATCAGAAATCGTGTTATTGGTAGGAACCAATATCGTATGGTGACACATCGGTAAAAACTTAATAGTCTTGACCATAACTTTATAGTTAGAATCACCGTGATGTTTAAATTTAGAACCACTCCACCTAACAGGCGACATAATATGTAGAACTCTCCTACCATACAATGGATGGTTGTAATCCTTAGTCATATTTACTCCTTAATTTATTTCTATTAGGTAGTAGTTAGATTTAAACCCATCGTGTTCAAACGATACCGATGCAAGTCCTTGAGATGAAATCTTCAATGAAGATGATTTAGCACCACGATTTGCATTTAGGATTTCTTTCAAGTATTTTGCTGAGAATGAGATTAGTTCGATATCACCATCACATTTACAGTTTACGTTAATATAAATTCTGTTAGAATTAATTTTTTGATACCCCAACACAACAGAACCTTTGTTGTTCTTACAAGAGAAAGTAAATGTATCTGATTCACTTAATGCTCCTTTTGACTTTACAAATGTTGAAATGAATTCATTATCTAATGTAATTTCAGCATTAAAGTCAGGTAGTTGTTTTAAATCAGGAACTGCAGGAATAACAGATAAATCTGCTAACATATAATTAACTGATGTCTTCTTGTCTGAGAATACTAAAGATGCTTCACCTTCAGAAACCTCAATAGAAGAATCTAAAACACCTAACAACCCTTTAAGTTGTGATGTTGTGTAAATACCGAACTCTCCATTTGGGAATTCTTTGTTTTCACTTTGAACACTCCCTAAGAGTGTCTTATCGTCTGAAATAAAACTTACAGACATACCTTCATCGGTTGAGTTAATTTTAACCGATTCGACTTCACCACCGAGATTATATCGGGAAATGAAGTTTGTTATTGATGTTTTATTCATAATGTTTAATATAGTAATTTATTTATTAAAATCCAAAAAATTTGGATGCAATTTTCAAATTTTCATTAGGGAACTCCCAATTCAGTGCCTGATAAAAGTCTTCTAACTTACCCTGCATTTCAGCATCCCAAATTTTATCGTAATCAATGTATTGTTCTATAAATTGTAGAATTTGAGGTGGGTCGTTATATCCGGTGATAGCTATTGACCCAATACCAAATGGATTTTGTTTTATATAAATCCATTTTATTTTATCCCCGTTCTTAATTGGTTCAAACTTAGAATCCAACCCAAAGTGAGATAAAAGTTTATTATATGATATAGCTGATTTTACGTGTGCTGGAGTCGCCGGTTTAAATTTACCAATAGTATTTGTTATATCATATTTACTCAACTCCTTAACTGCTGAATTTTTCGCAATTCGAATTAATGGTTCGGATGACATGTTTGATTTGTAGTTCAATATTTTTTCATCAACATCAGACTTATCAACATTTTTCATGATATCCCACAATACAGTTTTCATAACTTCCTTGAAGTACTCAGGAAAACTACTACGTTTTACATCCAACCCCTTGACATCCAACTTATCACATGGAACTGTATTATCATTGATAATCCATTGTGCATATCTTTTCTTTGTAACCCAGAAACCACTTTTGGCTACGGTTTCTTGTTTGATATCAAATCTATGTGAGTTGATATTAAACATACGTTTTGCCATAGTATCATAAGTTTTATTGATATGATTTTGAACCTCGGTTGCTACATCTAAGATTGCAGGTACCATTTGTTCATCGTTATTTATATCAATATTCGGATTCCTATGTATAATGAGTGGTATTGTACTCATATAAATTGAGTCAGTATCGCTGTAAACATTATAGTCATCGGGGGTTCCAATTTGCCGTGAATAATATTGATTGGCAATCATCTCCGTTGTTTTGATGATAGTTTGCCCAGTTGCTGTTACACCAAGAGCATTATCGACATCATAGTAGCGAAATGATTCAAGCCCCAAACAACCATACATTGAATTAAGCATAATTTTGGTGACCAACTGGCGTTGATGGTAAAACTTGTACTTGTCATCATCACCAGTGTTTCCAAACTGTTTCATCAAATCCTTATACTCAACTCGTTTTTTAAACCAAACATCCAAGATTTCAGGAATTACACCAATCTTATCAGTTCGATATAATACACCATTGGATGATATTGAATATTTTGTATCTAATAAAAAATCATTAAATGAACTTCTATCAAGTTCTGGATATTCATTACCATTGGTGTCAATAAGTTTATAAGATTCCATCTGCCCTTTCATATGAGAATCCATTGAAAAGTTTTCAATCATTCCAATTTTAGTTTCCGGGCTGATGTTGATACTCATAATAATGCTTGGATATAGACTTGTTAAGTCCAAGTCATAAATCCACTTGTGTAACCCCGGTTTAGGTGGTTTAACATATGCACCCATAAAAGTACCACCACTTTCAGTACGCTTTGGTTTATTGATGGATACCTTTTTATTTCTACGTAGAAATGTAAGAATAGCCCCCTCTAACCATTTAGATGAAAACAAAAAATCTTCATAAGCTACATGCCCAGTGTGGCAAATAGCCCTAGCCAATTCAATGAATTGTAGTTTACGTTCAAATTCCACAATCAATTCAACATCCACTAAGTTATACTCAATGAACTTTTCCAAGTCATCTCTGAATAACTGGTCCAAATTTCCATTGTATTCAACTTTGCCTCTACCCAATGTTAACTTAGCCACAGTATCTAACCGATAATTAGGTAGTTCTGTATATGTGTAATTTTTATACAAGGACATATAATCAAGTGAAGATACCCCAGCAAAGAAATATCGTTCACGTTTTGGGTTCCATTCAACAATACCAATTGGGGACATTCGATTTGCATCATATTCCCCCAATACTCTTTTTAATCTGTTATAAAGATAATTGTTATCAAATCTATCAATATTCCAACCAGTGATAATTGTTGGATTTACACTTTCCCAAGTAGATATAAATGCCTGCAGTAAACTTACCTCATCTCGGAAAATAGATACATTTGCCCGTTCAAGATTATATTCTGTATTAGTGTCGCCTACTACAAAAACTGTGTACTCGTTGGTTATCGAGTCGTGAAATGCGATTGATGTTATTTCATTTGTGGCTATTAGTGGGTCTGGTAATCCACTATTCATTTCAACTTCAATATCATATGTCATGATACAATGACCATCTGATACTTCATCAGAGTCACCATAGTTATCTATGAGAAATCTAGTAATTGGATTTACATCACTTTCGAAAAGTTTGTCCTCAGAACCATATTCCCAAGAGCCAATACGTTTTAGCTTATCACCATAGATAGATTCATATTGACCATTTGGGTCTTTTATGTAAGCATACCTTACAAACCTTTCTTTTTTGTATCCCATAGCGTCATCCCAAATATGGATTTCTTGGTTCTTTCTGTCGAAATGAATATTCTGGTAAATAACTTATTAATTTTAAATGGTTAAACTAATTTACACTTGTGTCTGTAAAAATGAATATACGAATTATTATTCAAATATCCTAAAATTCTTAACGAAATTATTTTGGAACTACCAAAATTCAGAGTCTTGTTTTGGTGTGTGAGTTTCGTGTCTTTCAATCAAGTGATTATAGCTTGATGATGATGTTGGGTATGGTTTTAATGGGTGCTTTAATTTAGCCATAATCTGACGCTTTTCTCTCTTATCTGTGAGTATCTGTAAATACCTATGTTTGTTAGCCATAGGTTTTGTCCAAAACTCAGATATACCATTTTTACCAAGTATTGTTTTAAGTGAGGAAACACTTACAGTTCCCCACTTATCATATACACTTCGTTCAGGTATCCATTTATGAGGATTTGTAACAGAAAGCCAATAACTAGGAATTAACTTTATATCATCACCACTCTGATATAACCAATTAGTTGCTTGATACACTTTACCTTCATGGTCTTGTTCGGGGTCTGCGTAGCTAATTAAAACCTTTATGTTTGGCACGTTTTCCTTTAACCATCTGAATGATTGTGATATACAATATGATTCAATGTTCGAACCATACCCATCGTGGATATACATTCGGGTTAATTCCAAGCACTCGTCATTTTCTAAATCATCTGTAATTGATTTTACAGTTAATCTACCAAGTGGAAACCCATAAACCAAACACCCTATCAACTCTTCAAAGTTACCCAACACATCGGGGTTGTCATTTTTGTAAAAAACACCCAATGCGTAACGACATGAGGTCCATGTGTGAGAATAATGATATTTAACTACCATGTTCTCAGCTACTGATTTTTTTATTTCTCGAAGTGTAACTCGCGATGTATCACAATAAAACTTATTAGGTTCTTTCATATATCAAAAAATGTTTTGGACTTCTCATTTATTCCATATTTTTGATAATTGTGGTTGAACACATCCATGTTGAATTTTGGCATAGGTATCACTTCAAATTTACCAGTATTAACTCGTTTTTCAAAAAGCAAATCACTTTGTTTTGGGTATGGTAGATTACCATATAAATTGTAAACAAGTTTTCTATTTGATTTATCCAATGGGTAAATGTATCTAAACATCAATCCCCTAATTCTTGATATTTTTTTGTATTCACAAAACTCATGAGTTAACCAAAAAACCTTTGACTTACCTAGTATCTGGGCATTTTCTTTACACAACTCCTTTGCACTTCGGGGGTGTATTTTTTCACCAGTAGATTCATCGAGATATACATCAGTTTTAAATTTACCAATATAAATGAAATTTGATGCTTGATACACATAACCACATTTACCCATGATTCCATCAGCAAGAGTATATAGAAATTTTATATCTAAATTTTTCTTTATCCACTTGATGAGTTGTGATAATGCATAAGACCCCCAATTAGAATTGTTTTTATCGGGGATAAAGCACATCTTACCAATTTCAAAATAATCTGCAGTGGTAAATTGTTTATTTGGAAATATCTTTTTAATGGTTTGTAAGGGTTGTGTACCCCAACCAAGCGTTACCACTCCTACTAGTTTATCATCTTCAAAAAACCCAATATAATGTTTTGTTAACCTTGGAAGTATCTTACTATAATGATATTGTTGTATAAATGGTACTGCTAAAGACTTCGGTATCTCTTTAATCAACATCGGTCAATCATTTAATCTTAGTAGAGCCTTTCTTATGCTTTGGATTATATGGACAATGGCGGCAACCATTACCACAACAGTAACCTCGTTTCATATGATACTGTTCAGTAAAAACTACCTTACCATTGTCCATATAGTAATCCTTTGATTTCAAAAAAACCCGACATCAAGCAATTTCGCAACTTGAACCAGCGCATGCCAATTCTCCTTTCAAGTCAGTTTCATCTGTGAGTTCGATTACTTTACTCAAGTCAACATCATGCAAACTTTTCATCAATCTTTCATAGTCTTCCTTTGTACAGTCCTCAAATGGGGCTTGAGTATAAGTTCCACCGTTATATGGTAAAACGGATAAACCATTGTAATTTTCACGCTCACTCCACATCCACTCACCAACAGCATCCCAATCGCCATCTTTAATGGATACGGTAGCTGATACGTTATGGGTGTTATTTCCATTTCTATGACCCGGTACAATCCATTCTTCAGAAACTTTTTTAACACGTTCTAACAAGTCAAAACTACTCTCGGTTCTTAGAATGGCACCAGAAGGCGCTTTCTGAGGAATTGAAATAACTGCCGTATCATGTGGTCGGAAATACTCATCCTCTATAAGTTCTGGGTGATTTATTGCAAGATATGTATAAATTGCTTCATTCTTACCTACACGAATTCTACGGATGTAATAATCATTGTGCCAAGCATGAATTCCAGAACTTGTACCAAGTGTCAATGAAGTTGTACCAGCAGGTTTCACACAAGTGGTTCTAGCTGCTGGGTTGATACCAATGAGATTTGCCACTCTTTCATTTTCATCTTTCACAACATTTGCAGCTTTACTCATATCATATCCAAGTACCACACCACTTCCAATACCTGTCATACTAACGCCAATCAAAGCGTCCTTTTCAGTTGTACGTTGCCATATTGGTCTAAGATAGTGAAAATCGGTATATCCAGCTTGTAGAGTTCCAATAAACGCAGCTGCCTTAACACGAGTATTAAGGTCTTCTTGTGATTCAATATTACTTACGTTCACTTCTGTTAGATTACAGAACTGATATGGACGAAGTGCGATTTCGCAGCAAGGGTTTGTACCCCAATCCTTATCATTTGATAAATAGATACCCGGTTCTCCAGCTCCAGAAAGTTCAACACGTTTCCATATATCCATAAAGAACTTTTTGGTTATACGATGTCTCATCAAAACTGCCGAATTGTTAGCTCTACCACGTTGTGGGTTCTTCTCCCACCAATGGCCACTTTTACAAGAAATCATGTCATCATCATCGGCAGAGAATAATGAGATAAGTGCGGCTCTGCGGATTCCACCCGCCAATACAGCATCAGCAATATAACAAACAATATCATGAACTTCAATTGGTTTTAGTTTTTCTCCATCTTGTTTTTCTGAAAGAATTCCTTCTACTTTAATCAAACATTCCTTTAATGGTTGTGGTCCGGGGGCCTTACCACCACTTGTAACAAGTCTAGCACCCTTTGGGCGAATATCACTAAAATCGAATTTGATTTTACTACCACCATATAAGTAACTCTTAATTAAAACCTTAACCGAATCGGCCCAACCCTGAATGGAATCATCAATTAAAAATCTACGTGTTCTGTTTATATTTGGTTTACGAATTTCGGGTAATTTTTCTACATGGTGTTTTTGAACACTATAACCTACGCCAGTACCTCCCAAAAGTAAAAACATAATTTCACTAAAAGAACGCCAATCATCAATTGGTAGATACGCACAATTGTAAACTCTATTTGGACTAATTTCAATAGCCTTACCGGCAAACTGCATACTACGCATTGAGGGTAAAACCTTTTTGTCATACACCAATTGATACACACTTTCAATTTCATCCCGTAAATCTGGATATTTCTTGATATGCATTTCTTTGTTTCGGTCTACCAATTCCTCCCATGTTTCCCGTCTATTCAACTCGGGGATATACTTGGCGTACTTCATATACACCGTAATGTCTGATAAAATTTTATTTGATAATTCCATATTATAAATCTCTAATTTTTAGTTGGATATATAAATATCACATAACACTATCCAGAAGTTAATTCTTTGAATTTATTTTTCAATAATTTTCGAGTATAATCCTGACCGTTATCCATTGATTTTTGCGTTGTCTTCCCATCAGTAGATTGACTATCATAAATGTCTATCTTACCATTTGATGCATTCATTTTAGTTGGGAATGTAATACCATCTGGCCCAAATCTATTTTTAATCACATGAATTCTACCAGTACCAGCCACCTTATCTTCCAATTTACGAGATAGTGAAACAACAAAATCGGCCGTCATGATTTTACTGTAATCCTCAGAAATCTTTTCAGCTCCAATTACATCATCCTCAAGAGCCGCACGATTGGCCTGACTTGCAGTCCACACTGGTAATTCTTGCTCTCCGGCCAATCCACGTAACATTTCATAGATACTACCCAATTCATGTCTAATTTCTCTTGATGTTATGGAAGACCTTAAAAGGTCGGCATAGTCTACAATTATCAAATCTGGATTAAACCCTTGTATCTTACATTTTTCAATATGACTTGATAATGTATTAGTTGTTGCCGTTTTTGTTGGATAATACTTGATTACCAAATCACCTTTGATGTTACCAACAATTCTCTTTACTTCATCAATATTGTATTTCAAATTTTGATTGGCTATACCAGTGAAAATACTATCATATCTCAATCCAACGTAAGCCTGATTTAACTCAAGCGTATAGTGGATTACCTTTAATCCAGAACGAACAGCATTTGCTCCTATATTGGCTAGTAACCAAGATTTTCCAATACCGGCTGGTGCTACTACAACCCCAAGTTCACCCTTACCCAATCCACCGGAGGTCACATCATCAATGACATCCCAACCTGTAGTGATTGTATTTCGAACCGATTCTTCATATCGCTCATCAATATGTTGCATGTATTCATGCCCAACATCTCTATCAGCACCTGCTTTCATTGCAGTATCAATCTTCAGCTTAATTTCATCATACTTACCATTTTTCAGTAAGTTCACAGAGTCCATTATAGCAGACTTCAACCTTTGATTTTTACAAAACTCAAGAGTTTTTTCCTTTACAAACTCCAAATCATCCGACTCTAAATGTTTCCAAATTTGCTTAATTTGGTCAACAACCATTTCTTTTAGAACATCATTTTCTATTTCACTAATTTTAACCTTTAACACCTCCATCGATGGAGATGTTTTGTATTGTTGAAAATATTCACGGATTACATCGATGATAAATTGATTTGCCTCACTCTCAAAATAACTAGTTTCTAATATATCAATAACTTGATTTAGAAATGACTTATCTTTGAAAAGAGAAGCCAACACCTTTATCTGAAAATTATAACCATATTCACTCAGTCTATCTGTCATACGCTATGGGATTTATCAGCCATAACATTTAACGTTGTAAATACTTCACGTATCCATACATCTGGATTTTTGATGGAAGTATTCATCATATCTTGAATTAACATTCTAGTTATAGCTAATTTATTTAATCTATTAATCGGTTGTCTAACAGAATCCATTATTGATGATTTGGCAAATCCAGAAATATCAACATCACGTAACTGCATTAGCTGATAGTTACG